TAATAACGTTTATCAGTGTAGCTGTCCTATCTGCAGAGAAGGTAAGTCGTTAGGCAAGAAAAGACGGTGTTATTATATTCCAAAAAACGAAAATATATTTTGTCATAACTGTGGTTGGTCTGGAAAGCCATTAAGATGGATTAAGGAAGTATCAGGTACTACTGACGAAGATGTAATAAAAGAATTAAAAGATCATGTTCCGGATGTTGAAGATATTATTGCTAGAAATGAAGATACTAAACCAAGCTTTGAAGTCGCTACCTTACCTAAGGATAGTATTAATTTGTCTGATAAGCTTCAGCTTGACTTTTATAGTAACAGCAACGTTGTTACAGCTGTTCGGCATTTAATTAA